ACTGGATTATCGTTTTTTCCCGCGAGTCTGAGGATAGAGTCCCGCAGTTTGGGAATATCCTCGATACCCTGACCGGTCATGCCTGCGATACTGGCGGCGGCTTCGTCTGCAGACGCATATACCCGGTATAGCGCCGCGCCGACGATAGCGCCGGCGCTGGCTAAACTCAGCAGGCCCGCACGCGCTACCTGCGCACCCAGCGCGAGCCTGCGGTTTAGCTGCGTGCCAGCGTTCTGCGCAAATTTTTCTGTCTCGCGCAGCTGTTCCCGCACCTGCTTTAGCGCAGGCCCGGCCTGGTTTTTGGCTGCGATGACTATGTTGATGACGTTATCAATAGCCATTAGCGCCGCCTCGCCTGTGCGCGTTTGAGTTCGTCGTAGAGTTTTTTGGCTTCCTCGTCCTCAGCGCGCCAGGTCGGAATAAACGTCTGCATATCGAACGCCAAGTGCCACGGTTGCCGATCATCCAGCGCCTCGCTACCCCAGATCAGCACGCTGGGTAGCGTGCGGGTCTCCCGTGCCAGACGAATCAGCGCCGTCCTGAACGGGTTGTTCTTCTCGAGAAACTCCTTGAAATCGAGGGCCGCCGACCTTGGGTTTGGGAGTCAGCGCCATAATAGCCTCGACGAGTTCGTTTTGTAGCTCGGGAGGGATGAGGGAGACGTTCACCTCCCCCTCTCCCAGCAGGATTGCGGGTTTATCCACGTGGCGGTAAATCAGAACGCCACCATCGGGGGTTTTCTCGCCGATCAGGCCGCGTTCCAGCATGAGTCTGGCGGTTTTGAGTCCCCGCATCGCGATTGCGGGGTTTTGCAGGATAGTTTTCGTGGCCTCCTCGCGGGCCTCCTCGGGAGACGAGACCTCTCCCTCCTCCAGCAGGATTTGCGTCAAATCCGGCAGTAATCCCTCGGTGATGAATAGTTCATGTAAATCCACCCGCTGCAGGATGTAAGTCGTGCCGTCGGACGCGGTGTATTCGCGGCTGGCTTCCTGTTTGATGCGCTGGGTTAGACTCATAATTCTTTAGTAGCTGGCGACGTTGTTGACCAGCACGGCCTGCATAGCGCGCCCGGTGGCGAGGTCGTATTCGGCTGAGAGACTGAACGGCAGCGTGATGCGGCCCTCACCGCCTACGTTGGGACTGCCGTCCAGGTTTTTCATGGCGGGAAACGTCAGCGTCAGCCTGGTATTCGCGCCCTGCGACCATTCGAACGACCAGGGGGTATTGCCGAACGCGAGAAAATCGTTGTACAGCGTGTTGTTATCGAAATCTGCCGTGCCGCTGACCTCGATGGTGCGCATGCCGTTCCAGGCCACGCGGGAGATAATCCCACCGTTGTTGTTGATGGTGCGCACACCCTCGATGTTGTTGTTGATGGCGATGGAGATGTCCTGTAGCGAACCAAATGCCACGCCGTTGCGCTGCACCAGCGCGTCCAGCGTAAACGGCGTATCGGTCGGCAGCGCCACGGTCGGCGCACCGGGAGAGTCGTAGTTGGCCCCGATCCACTGGGCCTCGAAAGTCAGCATGCCGCCTTTCGCAAACGACAACGATAGCGACTGGCACACGCAGCCGGAGTAGCGTTCGATAGCCCCATCACGGCCTACCGTAATCGAGTACGGCGGCAGCGCGGCGCTGTCGGAAAACCGGCCCTGGGTGGGGTTGAAGGTGTGGGTATAGGGACCGGTGCCGGTAGTGGTAGGCGCACCCAGCGCGGCGCGTAGCAAATGTCCGATCAGGCTGGGGTATACCGGCCCGCTAAAGCTGCCACCGATAGTAATCAACCCCTTGTAGCGCGGACTTTGGTCTAAAACGCCGCGAATCTGGGCCTCTGCGATGGGTTCAATCGAAACTTTCAGACTCTCGCTGGAGAACGGGAAAAACGCGCTGGCTGCGACCGGCGTGTTCCAGGCCGTCTCCCTTCCCAAACCCAAAAACGATAACGCGCCAACCCTACTCATGTTTTACCTCCTGGTTCTCGGGGCCTTCGGCGGCCTCAAATAGAACACCTAGCTGTTGCAGCGGATCACCCGGCAGATCAGCCACGCGGTGAACTGAACCCGGCTCGAGGATGCCGTAGCCTATCACGGCACGTGGCTCGGGATGAACCCAGCGCACGTACTCGATGGTTGCGGTTTGCGGGGACTCGGGTTTGTCGGATTTTTTCGGCATAATCACCTCATATCAGGTTTTCCACTATCACGGCCTCAAACTCAATGCGACGCGTGCCGACGATAGGTGTGCCTAACGGACTCGGCACCTGACGCACGCTGCGCATGAGGAGTTTTTCGTTTAGCAGGCCGCCAAGGGTGCGGTCGGACGTGATGGCAGCGCGCACAGCCATCACCAGTTTCCATAGCCGTTCGTTGGACGCGTCCAGGTCGGGTTCTTGCAGACTCACGTATACCCCTACCTGCAACCGCAACCCGTTGAGAGGAAACCCAGGCCGTCCTGGTTCATCTATCAGTTCCATGATGTTGACGTGGCACGCGGGCCAGTCCTCGCAATAGGGAAATTCGCGCAGCGTGATGTCGCCAAATCCACCCCACCAGCTACCCAGCGCAGGAGAACCCGCTGCCAGGTCAGGCCAGCCGGCAATCTGGCGGATAATCTGTTCCTGCACCTCCCACGGACTAGCCATATTTGGCGATCTCCCGGATTATCCGCTTAGCGCGCCTATCGAGTTCGGCCTGTCCAGCGCGGCGGCGTTTGCGTTCCTCGACGATTTTCTTGGACAGCCAGGAGTTTACCATATCGTCCATGCGCTGCACGGCCTGCGGGGTAAGGTACATGGCCTGCCTAGGGTCACCCTGACCGGCCCCGGCATAGCGTGGGTATTCTCGAGTGCTGCCAAACTCTACAAATGCGGAGTCCTTGCCAAAGTGATATTCCTCAACGGTATACGCGGTGCCGGTGGTGAGGTCTTTGCGAAACTCTCCTGTCAGCTGCAGGATATCGCGAGGATGCGCGCTGGTGCGTTTGATGATGCTAGCTAGATAGCGCGCACTCAGCGGTTTCCAGGGTGGATGTCCCGCGCCACCGTTGCGACCGCCTGCGTGGGCCTCGAAAATCTCCGGCTGCACGCTAGTGCGGTAGTACTGGACGAGTTGTTTTAGCAGGGGCTCGAGTTGCGATAACTCCTCTCCGATGGCCTGCAGGAAATCGGCGATCTGTCTGGCGGGGAAGGAATACTCGGTCGAAATCATCAGTCGAACTCCTTACCGCTGGCGGGGTTGTGGTAGGTACCGAAATAACCGGCCTTAGGCTGCACGATTCGCGCAGCCGACTTCTGTTTGAGACTCGAGAACAGCGCTTTGGCGCGGTCGGTGGCGGCAATGCCATAGTCGGCGAGTCTATCCAACGCGGCGATGAACGCGGTGCCGTTCTGCAGCGCCTTTAGCTGCGACCTGGCGCTGGCGCGATAATCGGCGGCGGCGCTGCGTTCCTCCTGCGGCTGGAATCCGCGCACGGGGTCAATCAGATACGCAGCCGCCAGCATCATCACTATTGGCCCCAGCGCGGTGTCGGCGGGATCTAGCACACCGGCGGGGGAGATGATATTGCCGTCGGAATCGCGCACATACGCGGGAATGCGATATAGCGCAGCCAGCGCGCCACGCACCTCGGCACCGGCGCTGAGGATATGTTCCCTGGCGCGACTGCGCTTTAGCGCGTCCCACCTAGTGTAGTCCTGTTCGATGTAGAGTGCGAGGCGCTGCGCGCTGACAATCATCAATTCCTCCTGGGCCGACCACGGCGGCGCGATTCAAGCTGGGACTCGTTTTCGGGTTCGGCTTCAGACTCGAGGGGTGCGGCCTGGGATTCCTGTTCGGATTCCTCCTCGAGTTCGAGGATGGCCCCCAGTTCCAGCAGAGGCCGTGCCGCGTCCTCCTCGAGGGATACAATCTGGCCACCCTCGTAGTACTCACCGTTGTGCAGCAGGGTTCGGCTGGGTTCTACTCGATAGCGTTTCTTCATGCTGGCCTCCGATAGGTTGTAGCGGCCTCTAGCAGCTAGAGGCCGCTACCTATTACGCTACGGCGTTTTCGAACAGGAATCCCGCGTCTGGCGCGATGATTTTCTCGTCGCTGTTCCAGGACACTTTGGTGAATAGCGACCCCTTCACGCCGCGTTTGTAGTCAATCTCCTGGTAGACGTTACGTTCGGTTTCAACAAACGTCACGCCAAAGGTCAGCGTTTTCACGCCGGGGTTTTCCTGCACGTGCAGCAGCGCGGCGTGTTTACCCCAGGCCCGCACCAGGTTAGGCGGCTGGCCGATGTTGGCGGTATTCACGCGGCGGCGGCCTACCAGCACGCGTTCAATGCCGAAGTCGCTGAGGTACTGTTGCAGCTGCTGCACGGTAGCGCCGGCACCGGCTACGCTGGCGTTGCCACCGAGGGGGAATAGCCGCGCCGCGACCTTGGGATGGCGACGCATGACGCGCCAGGTATCCGCGCCAAGCACCAGCGTGTTGGGAGGCACGGTCAGGCTATCGGCTGCGTCCTCGATGGCGGCCAACGGGTCGGAGTTGGTGTAATCGCTCCACTGGCTGGTGCCGGAGAGGGTGATTTTATTGCCGGTGGGATAGCTGGCCGCGCTAAACACTTTAGCCGCGACACGCGCCTCCTGCTGGTTTTCCAGCGCCTCCGAGAGGTTTTCTACCTCATCAGCGGCGGGGTCGAGGGGGTCATCGGCGTTCTCGACGGCCTCGAGGGGAATCCAGCTACCTAAACCGTGGTCTACCACGCTGTAGTTATCGGTGGACAGTTTCCACTGCGCCTCGTTGGGCATGGCGTTGGGGGCCAGGGTGTCGTCGAAGCGCTGGAAAGCGTTGGCCTTGTCGAAGATGTAATACTTGTCCGACCTCTTCTGCACCTTCTTAATCGGCATTACCTGCCGCCAGATAGTCTCGGCGTTGGTGTATTTGATGGCGAGATCGTTGAGTGCCTGCTGGATGTGGACATCGTTGGGGTTGTACATGTTGCCCATAGTTTCCTCCTATTAGCCCTGGATGCGACTGGGCGCTAGCTGCACTTCAATGAGATCGCCTGCAACGCCGGATTCCATAGCGTATCCGATGACGTAGGCGTTGACCCCGGAAGCGGGGTTGGCGAAAACACCCTGTCCGTTCGCATCACTGGTAATGGGGTCGTTGGCGTTGACAGTGCCACCGAGTTTTACACGCGCTATACCGGACACCTGGATGCTGGCGGTCTGACCGGCGGGGGTGTCGAACAGCGAAACGCCGGTAACTGCGATGTTAGAACCGTTGGCTACGGCGACCTTGCCGCCAGCCGTCCAGCGCACAATCAGGTTTTCACCAACACCACCGGTGTCAGCTACCCTAGCAATGACGAGAGTCTGCTGCATAGTTTCTCCTCCCTAGTTCTCGCGCAGGTGCGGGTATTTGCGCCGCGCCGCGAGGTAAAGGTCTTTTCTGCGGTAGTTCTTTTTGCCGGCCTTTTGCCACTCTGCCTCAACCTCGGCCACGGCCTGTTCGAGGGTGATGCCGCCGGGGTCGGTGGGTTTGCCGGTGCGTTCACCGGCGGGTACTAATCCCACACGCGCCAGTTCCAGCAGGGCCTCGACGGCGGTTTTGCCGGGGGTGAGGTATAGTTGTTTGCCGCCTCTGGCGAGTTTGACGGTGGGTTTGGCCTCATAGTCAGCCTCGAGGAGGGGACGCACCAGCCCAATCACACTCGGGGGGATGCGCGCCTGCTCGAGGGTGGCTAGTATGGCCTTTACCTCAGCGTCGTATTTCTCGCGCTTGAGGCGGGCAATTTCCGCTTCACGAGCCGCGAGTTCTCGTTGTAATCTCGCGACTCGGGAGGGCCGTAAATCGGAAAGACGGATCGGCTCCAGGTCGGGGATAAATGGACGGTTGGTCAGCGCGCCGCCTAGTAGCGCGCTACCCACGTTCTGGCCGGTGCGCTGGTCAATGAGGGAATCGACAACGGAGACGCTAAACCACGACCACTCCTTGTTCTTGATACCCTCCAGCGCACGGGGGGTAAACTCTATCAGCGCGTAGACGCGGTTGCCCTCGAGTTTCAAGTCTTTGATATATCCCGAGGCTTTCTGCATCTCGGGGGGTAAATCCTCGTCCATCGCGTGGCCATAATCGATGGCGATGCAGGGTTTGCCGTCCTCGCAGCGGCCTCCCACTACTCCGCGTTCGAGGTTGGCCTTCCACTGGCGGAAGTGTTCCTCGGTGAATACAACGGAGCCGTATTCGGGATGTTCGTACTCGCCAAGGTTGACGATATTTACCCAAACCTCGTTGTTTTTGGCGTTTTCCAGCAGCCGTGGCCCAATAGCGGAGATTAGCGCACGGCGGTGGGCCTGCACGGGTTGGCGCATTTTAGCGGGGGTTTCTGGTTGCTGTTCCTGTTGCTGCGCTGCCTCGATTTTTTCGGGTTCTCCCAGCGTAGCGTTGCCGTCCTCGTCAACCGTCACCGGAATGCGCCAGACGGTTTCTATACCCTGTTCATCAATAGTCGAGATGGTCACGCTATCGACATCCTCTCCTAGGTAGGTGTGGTTTGGATAGAGTTCCTGTAGCGCGTTTTGCGCCGCCTGGTACAGGGGGCCAGGGGTAGATACCGGGGCCTCCGTTGCAGCGGCTTCTAGGGGGGTTGTAGCCTCCGTGGGAGGGGTTGGCGCGGGGCTAGAGGTATCCGCTTCAGCGCTGACCCTCTTCATTAGTGAGGCTATGGCGGCTACAGTGTCTACGTCCCCCATAGCGTTAGCCACGTCTAAGGCCTGTTGTAAGTGCTGTAAAACCTCGTTCATTCGTTACCTCCTGCTAAGTAAGCCTCCAAACTGCGGATATACTGGATGATACCATCCAGCGCTTTTGCGATGTGGGGCGCGCCCGGCCCGGCAAACGCCAGCAGCGTGGCTACGGGAATCTGGTCTGGCGCAAACGCGACTTTTACGGCGGTTCCGAGAAATAACCCCTGCGGCGGCTTTTTCTGCTCGGCCTCCTGCAAACTCAGCAGCAAAACTTTGCTGCATAGTTCTACCCTCTCTTCAACAGGTAGAGAACTCAGAAATATCTTCAGCCGCTGCACATTCTCCTCGGTTCGTATTTTCTCCAACGTATTTCCCATAGCACCTTCTCAGAACAAATCGGCGATACGGCGCTGCCACTCACCGGTCTCGGGGTTGTACTCCTCCAGCCAGCAGCGACAGTTCCAGCCGCATTGACTCGTGCCGTCGCCAGGGATAGCGGGTAGCTGATCTACGCTATCGTATTCACCGGCCCAGGCCACGCAGTCGGGGCAATGGCTGGCCTCGTCGTCAAGCCGCCAGCGGATTTTAGTAGCTCTACCGGCGGCCTCGAGTTCGCGTCGGCGGTCAATCCAGCCGCTAACCAGGGTTGACCAGTACTGACCGCCAGCAGCGCGGGTGAGGAGGCCCATGCGAATGCGGATGAGGCCGTCGAGTTCGTTTGGGTCTACCTCGGCCTGGATGATGTCGGAGTAAAGTTTGTTTTTTAGTGCAGGTAGCACCTCCTCTTTTACGATTTTTTCGGCCTGGGCCATGCGTTCGGCCAAAGCCGCGATAGCCTGAGGGGATAGCGCGTCTCCATAGCCGGCGCTGTGGGCCTCGGGAAGGTTGGCGCGGTACGCGTTCAGGATGCGTCTCTCGAGTTCGGCTAGCTGCGCGTCTAACACAGCCGCCGCGTTCTCCGGCGCGGCGTTTTTTAGCACACGCGCTGTCTCGGCGACCCACTCATCATAGACTTCAGCCACAGCCTGCTGAAACTCAGCCGCCATGGTCTCCCAGGTGCGGTTGTAACGCGGTTTGCGCACGCCGGGGATGTCCTCGAGGCGCACGCGCACGCGAGGACGGCGGGAGAACGCACGCCGGGTAATCTCGTCCACGCCGTCGGGGGTGTCGGCGGCGGGAGTCTCGCGCACGGTGTCGGGTTCACTCGAGGTTTTCAGCGGAATTTTTAGCTCGTTGGCGATGGCCTCGATGTCGATTTGCGGCACGGGGCCGGATTCTCGCAGCAGCGGCGGGAGAATCGTGGATTTGAATAAATCCTGCAGGAATGCCCTATTGGACTTGCTGAGTTTGGTCGGCGCGAACGCCGCGTCCGGCACGTCCGGGCCAAAGTTGTAGTCAATCAGCGGCCTGGCCCAGCTTTTCGCGATAGCGTCGAGGAGTTCCTCGAGTAGCGCCTCCTCACTCATCAGGAAAAAATCGGTCAGCGTCTCGACCATGTTATACGCGCCGCCACCGGTGGCGCTGGTAGCCGCGATTTTCTCCGGCACGAACATGGCCCTTAGCTTTTTCAAATCAAGATGGTCAATGTAGGCGGTAAACTCGGATTGTTTGTTGGGACCGTTCAGGTATTCCAAGTCCCAGCCGCGCTCATAGCGGATAGAACCGTCCGGTTGCTGCACGGCCTGTAGCGGCAGCACGGCGGCAGCCCCTGACCGGCTTTCCTCCGCGAGTTTCGCGGCGGCCTGCTGGTTGGGGTCGGTAATCGGTGAGTTGGGGTCGCTGGGGTCGCTAGGCTGCGGGTTCGGCTCGTAAAAAATCTTCCGCTGGGGGATACTTTGGTCTTCAAAGTACCTATTGGCAAACTGGTAGATGAGTTGCTGCCACCACCACGGCACGTAGGCGCGGCGGGTGCGCGGGTTGCCGTATCTGTTGCCGAACTCGAGGCCGTGCGTGTAGATGAGGGCCTTCTCCTCGGGTACCTCTACGGTATCCGCGCCTGCGATCTGTTTGAATCCCATCGGCTCGCCACGCGGTCCGGTCTCTAGCTGGATACCGGCGGGATGCAGGGGTTTGATGCGTTCGTATACCACAGCACGCGCCGACCACAGCACCGTGCCGTCGGGGTCGGCAATGACGCGGTCGGCATAGCCGAATAGTTTTTCAGCCGCCACAAAGCCGTACTCGAGTGCGGTCAGCAGATCGCGCATGAGCTGCATGCGCACGCGGTCAAACTCGTTTTGCAGGAATTCCCGCACCACCCGGTCAGGATGTAGAAACTCAGGACGCACGGTGAGAATCGGGAGTTTGATAATCTCGAGGGCCGCGCCGATCTGCGGGTCCAGCGCCAGCCGGGTGAGGGTCTGAATAGACAGCCGTTCGAGACCGCCGGTGCGGGGGTCAATTACCTGCGTTGTTGCGCGTCCCGCGCCGGATACCTGCGGGTCCTGGCGGCCTGTGAGTTCCCCCTCAGGTGGTTTGGAGAGTTTCTGCGCGGCAGCCAGTATCATGGCGGCCCGGCGTTCACCGAGGATCAGTTTCATCTCGGCCTGTTCCTGCGGAGTCAGGGGGGGGATAGGGTCGGTCATTTGCGGAAACTCCCAGGGGTGACGGTAGCGCGACCGGTAGTGGTGGGTTGATGCGTGCCGGGTTGAACAGCCGGAGATAGTGCGTGAAACGCATACGCAGCCGCGTCTATCATATCGTCGTGCTGAGACTCGGGAAACGCCAGCAGTTCGTCTCGGAACGCTGCCGGACAGCCGCTAGGGTCTAATCGCACCATGCGCTGTTCGAATCGCGTCAGCAGCGGCAGGAATCGAGTGAGTTTATCCCGCGCCGGACGTATCCCGCGCACGGGTAGCGCGGTGGTACGGGCCAGCTCCTGCACTACAGCGGCCTGGTATTGCGTCTGTTCAATGGCGATGATATAGGGGTTATGGCGCGCCGCTGCGGATTTGATGCGGGTCAGTATCTCGTGAAATGACGCACGGAATCGTTCGACCTCTTTGATGTAGACGATGCCGGTTGAGGGGTCGCGGCACATCGCCACGATAGCGGTATAGTCCGCGCTGTTGCGTTCGCTGATGGCGAGGTCAACGCCTAGCGCGACGCGTAATCCGGGTGGACAGGGTGCCTCGAGAATCATCTCGGGTTTGACCAGGCCACCGCCAAACGTGACAAACTCGGCCAGATACTCCTGGCGGAACACTAACTCGGGTAGCTCACGCCGACGCTGTTCGATCTCCTCGAGGGGTAGATGAGGATTCATCGCGCTGGGCATCTGGAATGATGCCCACTCGGGATAAGCGGGGTCACCACCGCGTCTGAACAGTTCATAGAAATAGTTCGTGCCGTTGGGGGTGCTGATGAACCAAGCCGCGCCGCGATAATCGGTAAGGGTTGGGCTGATAGACTGTTCCCAGATGTTTTTGAGGTTGCGTGCGTGCGCGGCCTCGTCAATGACGATACGGTGGTATTTGCGACCGCGACCGGCGTTGTTGTCCTCGAGTGTCCAGAACTCTATTTTCCCGCCGGTGATGAGTTCAATACGCATTTCGGTTTTGTTTGAACGCCGTATGACGGGGTTCAGCGTGTACTCGAAATCGTTCCAGGCCTCCATTAGCAGCTTGTAGGTGGGTGCGAAAAATCCCACTGAAGCGCTGTCTATCGCGCCACCCTCCGCTAATGCCAGCCACTCGATGGCCAGCAGCGTTTTGCCGAACCTCCGACCGGCAGCAATGGTTTTGAACCGCGCTGGGTTCTCGAGAATCATTTGCTGGCCGGGGTGGAGGTTGGGTGGGGGAATGCGAATGCGGGTCATGGTTCTGGAAACGGCTCGCCAGTTGCCTCGAGGATGGCGCGCTTGCCAGTAAACTGTTGCCAGCGACGAACGGCGACATCGACATATTTCGGAGACAGTTCTATTGCGTAGCAGCGGCGGCCTGTTTTTTCAGCGGCAATAATGGTGCTACCCGAGCCGACAAACGGGTCAAGCACGACATCCTCGGGCCGACTTGAATTGCGAATTGCAAGCTCGATCAATTCGACTGGTTTCATTGTAGGGTGCAGGTCGTTCCTGTGCGGCTTGTTGAATTGCCACACATCACTCTGGTCACGGTCGCCGCACCAATAGCGCGTGGCACCCTTGGGCCAGCCGTAGAGAATCGGTTCGTACTGGCGGGAGTTTTCATTTCCCATAACTCCTCTCGATAATGATTTCAGGTTTAGCGTTTGCGTCCTCGAGGCCCCAGTTAATGCGCTCGAGGCGCTGGATGATGGCTAATGCCTCGGCTGCGATTTTGGCTGCTTTCAAATCCTCAAACGCCAGCGCCTTTTCCTCTTTAGTGAATGCCGCTTTATGCGCCTTCAAACCGGAATACAGCCTATCGCGTGCGGCGTTGGTCTCCTCCTGGTGTCGTCTGACTATCTCGGCTGCGCGTTCTGCGGCAGCGTCAATGGCGGCGGTCTTTTTTTGGGGGTTGTAGCCTGCAACTTTCTCTGCAACTTTTCGCCGAATCACCTCTGCAACATTGGTGCCATCCCCCCACCCCTCAGCCTTGGCGCGCTTCTGTATCGCTTGATGAGAAACGCCCCACCTGGCTGCAAGCTCGGGAAATGATGCCCCGGCCTCGCGTTCGGCGCGGATTTCGGCCCAAGCCTCTTTACTCAATCTCGGCATAAATAAAGACTCGAGGGAATCCTCGAGTTAGCTGTCGCCTAGTCTAGAAAAAATATGACCTGAACTGGGGAAAAAGTCAAGGCGCTGGCAGATTTGCAGTAGGGCCTGGCCGATTCGTTTAGATTTTTCGTCCCGAAAATATCCCTTTTTCAGCAGGGTTTTTCTGCGGCCCCTGCGAATAGCCGCCAGCAGCAGCCCACTCTCGGGGCTATCCCGAATCGCACGCATTAGCTCGCTAGCCAGCACCCAGCCGATTGGGGTCTCCACGTATTCCACCCCACCGCTGGCCCATTCTC